CAATATAAAATCATATTATCCCAATATTAACTAATCTGATAAATTAGTTTTATATATTAATTTATAAACCGGTTGGATCTCTAATAAGTCATTCATATCATCACCAAACTTTCTAAATTCAGAATGATAAGGAATTTTAATTTCTTTCATTATTTCTGCAGTTAATCCAAATTCTTTAACCTTTTCTAGAATATGTTTAGTTCTTGTTTCTTTACCCATTAGATGTTGCTTATCGCACCAATTTATTATATCTTCATACTTACTTTTCTTATTATCTATGTAGTTATCTTCTGTGGTATTATCTATAAAAACTTCTAATAGATTTTTTAAAGCTTTACATTCTGCAATCATGCACATCATTGAATGATTAGTAAGTTCATCTTTATAAATATAGTTATAATTTCTCATAGTACCAATTAACTTAATATTTGATTCAATTTTAAATATTAAGAATTCCATATATCTTCGACTAGTTTTACTCATATCATCAAAATATGGTTTATTATATTCTGCTACCACCTCTAGAGTTCTTTTAAAATAATACAGCTCAAGATCTTTAAATTCTGAATCTTCTTCATATTCTGAATCAATTAACTCTATTTTATTCAAAGTAACACCTATTCTCCATTTCATTATGTCTAAACTATCTCCAAGCATTGTTCCATTTAGCATTATTTATCATCTCCAGAAAATATATAATAATATTCTAATACTTTAAACACTGGTTGCACTTCTTCAAATCCACCTGCATTAAGACTAATTATTTTATTATAATCGTATTCTCTAATGTCGAGATCACTACATCCTTGAAGTCTAAGCTTTTCTTTTATATATTCAGCTTTTTCAGATATTTCTTCTTTAGATGATAGATTTAAATCAACTTTTGTATAAAATTTCTTTAATTCCTTAAGAAGTTGTTCCCATTTACTAGTACTACCTTTATAAATATCTCCTGCTATATTCTTTTTAATCATATTTTCTATTAATAATTGAGTTTTAATACATTCATCTTGAATATCATGATCAAAAAATCTAAATGCACTTATATATTCTCCAGTCATACTTTCATGATGTATATTATAATATACATTATATAATATTAATAAATAGTTTATCATTAGTCGTCGTCTCCTACTAGACCACTTCCAAATCTATAACTTAGATATCCACAACCTATTAAAAGTACTCCTGTTAAAACTATCCATAAGATTTTTCTTCCTTTACTATCTTCATTTGCTATAACAGGTCCCATTAATTGAGTTACTGTATTATCTGGATATACAAATGCTTTAAGATCTGATACAAATTTCATATTATTCATCTCCCTCAGCATTTAATCTGTCACATTGTTTATTAAATAGTGAAATTATTTCTTTACCAGCTTCATCGCTAAGCTTTTTGTAATCTCCACCAGATATCATATATACATCCAAATCTTCATTTGATAATCTAATAAACTTATTATCAAAATTAATTCTTATTGGTAACAATGATTTCTTTTGTAATTCATCCATTGATGTAGTATCTAAATCAAATACTACAGCATCTTCATCTAGATTAATTAATATTGAATCTCCAAGTGGATCATTGAAGTTATAATTTCCATTTATTACTTGTTGATATGTCACATCATTCATGTCATTAATATTAATAGTAGCTTCAACTGAATCAATTACTCCTATTTTTGATATTCCACTTTTATCTACTAATATGATACTAGTATACCTAGTAGATGCAGGTAGTACCCTATTATTTAATAAATACATTATAGCATTTTCAAATTCATTAAATGGTTTAATTATATTCCAATGTCTATTAGCTTTTAAAGGATGATTAAACGGATTAACTCCAATATCTCCATAACCATTTTGTCCAAAAGTTGCATTTCCTATTTTCTTATTCATATTCTATCTCCTCCATCTCTTTATTAAGCTTCTACTGGTGTATTTTCTTCTACTTTAGTATCATTTTCTACAGTTTCTTCTACAACTTCATCAGTTGCTCTGACATGTGTTTCTTCTTTAGGGTAAACATCTGGGTGTTTTTCTTGAACTTCTTTTATTATTTTAGCAGCTCTTTCTTTAGCTTCTTTATAAGTTATTCTTCCATTATAAAAATCATTAAATACTTTTGCTATTTCTGGATTTGCTGCAGCTGCTCCAATACTAGTTCCAAATTCAAATATTTTACCTACAAGATAAACTCCACCAACTACTAAACCAACTTTAAATAATCCTTTTAACATACTAATCACTTCTCCTTTAATCTAAATGTTTTTTATATTCTATTAAATATTCTACTATAAGTTTTTGATCATTTTTATCAAATACTACAAACTCATCAAATAAGTTTAATATATCATCACAATCAAAATCAGTTAATTCATTTACTCTGGCAAATGTTTGTATTAATTTATACTCTATTTTACCATTAAATGATATTATATCACGTATAAATCCTAAAGCTCTTTCCTGATTATGAAATATAGCTTCTGTTATTCTAATATGATATATGGCTTGTGAATATTGAGACAATATATCAGCAACTCCTATCATTATTAAACATTCCATTATACAATATAATTGAATTAAATCATTTATAGCTTCTATAGTATCATTAGTTTTAATAGCGTGAAGCTCAAAATCCTTACCATACTTCTTAGTAAAGTCATCGATTAAATCTTTATATATTGTATAATAAATAGTATATCCAGTATAACTAGTATTGAATAATTTCATAGTCTTACGAGTTGTAACCATTCTAAGCTCTTTATCATTTATTGATAACTCATTAAGCCTATCTTCAAGATTATGTTGTAAGACTTGATAACCTTTTATTTCTTTCATACTTTTATCAAATATTTCTTGTGTAGATTCTTTAACTTTGAATAAATCTTTCATATTACATCCCACCTTCTGTTAGATATAAACATCCGGATTCTAAATAGTTATTTAATCCATTTAGTAATTTATCATGCACATTATCTTTAAATATTCTATATGCATTAAAGAATCTTACTAATAATTGAACTACATCCTTACCAAGTTTTCCATTCATACATGTATTAGTAACTAATAATTCTATTGTAGAATGAATACCTAGACTCATATCCTCTATTACAGCTTCTAATATAGATATTATTTTATCTATATGATCTTCAAGCAGCATTATAGCTAATTGATTATCTGCTTTTCTTATTAGTGTAAGAAGTACACCTTTAAGTATATCTCTATTATATTCTATTGCACATGCACGTAATAATATAAATTCATTACAAACATGTACAAGTTTTGCTCTATTTACACTTTTTCTAGTAATGATTGGTAACTCACTTATATCTTCATGCATTGCCATCGATTTCTTTCCTAGTATTTCTTTTTCAAGATCCCTTTTACAAATTTCATACATATAAGCTTTAGTTAAACCAGGATACTTAAATTTTGCAGTATCTAATGCATCTCTAGTTACGATATAGTGAGTATCACTAGATGTTCCTAGTTTCTTTTCTAGTAATTTAATATTATGATTATAACCTCTAATTTTATTACGATTATTAATCACATCTTCAATCATTCCAGCTAAAGCTTCTACTTCATTTAATTTAAGTTTTTCAAATGTCACTATTCCCATACTCTTTCTCCTTTTATATTATATTTTAGCACTCTTAGTATAAACTTCTCCATTTTATACACCTCCTATAATCAATTTAAACGCATTTATAAGCCATTTTAAGAGGTTCTAACATTTTATGATATAATTTATCACTAATTATATTAAAACCTCTTATAAGTGCCTTATATGGCTTATAAATGTATTATTTATATATGTTTATACTACTATATTATATGTAATTAATGCTAATCTAAGAATTATGCTTCTATATTATGTAAACCAGCTTTTTTAAGATTATTTATTATATTATCGTGATATTCTTTTTCTGCTAATATTTCGCGATATTCTTCTCCATGTATTTCTCTATATTTTTCATCATCATAATTTAATAAGTTAAAAATTATATAATGGTCTATAATTTCTTTATCTTTTGGTTCTATACCAAACTCTTTAAGTATTTCCAATATACAGTTTATTCTTACTATAAGCATTAAATGACTATAATTTACCATAAATTCTACACGTTCTTTAATAAATTCTGGAACTTCTGGATAATTCTTAGCTTCTAAATCTTCACATGACTTAACATATCCATCAAATTTATATTTATTATCTTCTAGAAATTTAATCTGCTCTTCAAATGTTTCTACTTTAGATTCTTCTAGAAATTTACCTATTCTGTTATAATTATGTAGATCCATCCAATATTCTTGAGCAATATCGTCTCCCATAACTTCTGTTAGGAAGTTAATCATTTTTTCCTTATAACTTTCACCATAACTATATTTATATTTAATTAATAGAGCCTTATAATCCATTATTCCTCCTAATTTAACAATGTTTTCTTTTCTTCATTTTTCTTTATTATCTCTAAACTACGTTTACGTCCACCATTTTTAGCAAGGTCTAAAGATTTATCTATTGCATTCATTGGGATTATAGACATTAAACCTATTTCCATCATTGAATCTAATACAACTCTATATTTAGCTTCATCTTTATAATACGGAGTTACAGTTTCATTTACTTCAGATCCTACTTTAATTTCATTATCAAATTGGTACATAAATTTCAAATAGAATGCATGAAGTACTTTAGACATTTCCATAATATTAGCCATTACTACTTCTACAGGTTTATCTTTATTTTCATTAAAAACTTTATCTTCTAATAATGCAGAAATTGCACATAATTGTACAAGTAAAGTCATAGATGAATATCTTAATATTTCTAGATAATATTCTTTCTTTTTATCTTTATCTTTAGTTTTTCTAACATTTATAGAAGCATTTATAGCTTTTTCTTTAAGGTTTGGATACCAGTTAAGAACATTATTTATTTGATCTTTAAACTTTATATTAGGGTCCATAAATTCATCTCTGGCCATCATCTCCTTATTTACTATATCATTACATTCTATGTATATAGATTGTCCTTTATCAATAGCTTTCTGATTATTTTTAGTTATATCATTTATTATCCCAAATGTTAATATTTTAGCTTCTTTAAAATCCCATTCTTTAATAAGATTTAAATATTTATCTTGATCTTTAATTGTCATAAATTCATCACTCCTATTACAAACATTACTATTATTACTATTCCTATTAATCCCAATACAGCATAATCGAAACCTTTTCTTATTTTAGATATTTTATCATCATTTTCTTTTCTAATTTTAGCAACCTCATTATTCATATTATCAATAACCATATTTATTTTATTATCAATAGTTACTGGATGTTTACTCTTCTTTTTCTTCTTTTTAAATTCTTCTCCAGCATATTTATTTATATGCTCTCTTTTTATTTTAATCTTCCCATTGTAAATATCTTCTGCAACCTCACAGTTTCTAGCTATTTCTCTAACATATCTACTACGTTTAGATCTTTGCCCTTTTCCCATGATTTTCCTCCTAAGATTTTAATTCTTTAATTTCTACTTCTTTAAATTCTATCTTATTTTCTCTTTGTAATAATGTTATAAAATGTTCATAAGTAGCTGTCGCTATTTCTTCAATAACATCATCATTCTTAACATTAATTCCATTATCTTTAAGAATTCCTCTTACAAAGTCTTTAACTGCAGAAGAATATCTAGATTTATTAGTATTTAATACTATTTTTGGTGGTACTATATATTCTAAAGTTTCTGTGTTAGATTGTACATCTGTACCTATTGTTATATTTGAATTTCCTATGTTAATATTATATTTCTTATTATTCATTTGTCATCTCCTATTATTTTCGACTTTTTCATTATAAATTGTAGTAGCTCTACGATATATCCTATCTTTCAATATCCAGTCATCTGCAAGCTTTTTAGCTTCTTCTTCAATTATTTCATATTTATCTTTTATTTCTAAATGTTTTTCTATATTATCTAATCGTTTAGAAATAGTTTCTACAAATTTTAATAATTCTTTTTCAAAATCTGACATTAATTATCCTCTCCATTTACAATTTTTATATTATTGGAACACTTATATAATGCTAGTTTTTCTTGATATATCTCATTAGCTCTATCTGTAATCTGTTTATCTCTAATCATTTTAGCTGCTAGCTTTTGTGCTTCTGTTTCTATATCAACATTTTCATCTTTTGATTTATTTTCTAAAGTTTCAAGACGTTTTTTAATATCTATTATTTCATTTAAAAGATCATCTGTGTTCTTATTCATCGTTTCCAATATTTCAATTAGATTAGCCATCATTCACCTCATATTAATTTCCATGAATTCTTACAATTTCCATAACATGTTTTAATATTTTTTCCAATCTATCAATTCTATCATGTAATGCTTCGATTGTATTATCTCTATTGATTTTACCATATCTCTCATCATCTGTTGGTGTTTTAAACCATTCCTTAATTCTCTCTTTAACAGTTGGTTTTCTATTACTAAATGTTGTATCTATGCCTTTACCACTTACAGAATCAGTTTTATCATTAGTAAATGCTTTATTAAATTTATCCTTTAATTCTTCAAACGGTTCATCTCCATCAGCTTCTTCTTTATCTGATTCTTCTATGTATTCTTTTAATACATATTGATTAAGTTCTTCATTATATAGAACTTTATATTTCTTCCCATTAAATTCAATTATTTCATCTGATCTCATTTCTTCATCTCCTTTATATATACTTATATATCATTTTAACTATACTAGCTATGTTATCTATCTTTTCTTCTAGTCTTTCTAATCTTTTCTCGATAGGTTCAGGTTGAGGGAAGAACTCCTCAACCTTTTCTTCTTCGACTGGTTCTATTGTTAATCCGTCACCAGATGAGTCTGATATTACCCTATACTTTTTATAATTTATAGTTACTATTTCTCCTACTCTCATATCATTCAACTCCTATTATTTCTAGTAATTTAGTAAAATCCATGATTTGTTTTACTTTTTCCATTTTAGACTTACTTGGATTTTCTCCAATTACTAACCAATCTGTTTTACTGCTTACACTATCACTTACATGGCCACCATTTTCTTCTATAAGTTCTTTAATACTTTCTCTAGTATGACCTTCTATACTTCCAGTAACAACGAAATTAAGTCCAGATAACTTACCATTTGTATTAACTTTCTTTATTTCCATTTCCATATTAAGACCAGCATTTCTAAGATTTTCTATAAGTTTTATATTTCTTTTATCTTCAAACCATTTCTTCATTATATTTAACATTTCATTACCAATACCTTCTACATTAACTATACTTCCATCTAGTACAGCATCTTTAATTTTATCAATATTACCATAATATCTAGCTAATGTTTTACTCATTCTACGACCAATAAATGGTATTTGTAATCCAGCTAGTACTCTTTCAAATGGTTGATTCTTACTATTATCTATTTCTTCTATAAGTTTTTCTGCATTCTTTTGACCAAGTGTTTCTGACAGTGTTCTAAATCCTATATCTCTTATAAAACTTCCATATAATACATCTAAGTTATCTTCATCATCTATTATATAATCTACTATAGTAGCGGCAGCGGCATCACCAAGACCTTTAATATTCATTATATCTCTAGAAGCAAAGTATTTTATTTGTTCAATTCTAGCACCATTACAATGTTCTGGATCACTACAACCTATAAATGGATCAACTTCTAATATTTTACTATCACAATATGGACACATATCTGGAATTTCTATATCTTTCTCATTACCAGTTCTAGCTTCAGTAATAACAGAAACTACTTGAGGTATAATCTCTGCAGCCTTCTTAACTATTATTCTATCATTAAGTTTAAGATCCATTTTCTTCACCATTTCAGCATTATGTAAACTTGCATAAGATACAATAGTTCCACCTATAGTTATTGGATTAAAATGAGCTACTGGAGTAAGTATTCCTGTTCTACCTATTGTCCAGTCTACTTCTGTTAACGTAGTAACTACACTATCAGTAGGATATTTATATGCAATTGCCCATCTAGGACTATTAGCACGATTTCCTAATATTTCCCAATATCTTTTATCATTTACCTTTAGAACTGCTCCATCTATATCAAATCCATAATCTTTTGCTTTTATGGTGTTAATAACAGTTTCCATAGAAGATAAATCATTAGATTTTACAGTAAAGTTATATTTATCCATAGTAGGAAGTCCTAGATTTTTCATCATAACTATATCTTCCATTTGAGTTGGAGTTCCATTTCCAACTATGTAATAGAATAATACATGAAGTCCTCTTTCTTTAACTACATTAGCATCTAATTGACGTAATGTTCCGCTAGCAAGGTTTCTAGGATTAGTATAAGGAATTTCTCCTTCTTTACTCCTTTGATTATTTACTTTATCAAAATTCTCTCTAGTCATATAAACTTCACCACGAACTTCTATTGATATAGGTTCTGTTAATTGTAATGGTATATTTCTTATTTGCATTACATTTTCAGTAACATCTTCACCAATAGTACCATTTCCTCTAGTAATAGCTTGAACTAATTTACCATCTTTATATATACAACTAATAGAAAGACCATCTATTTTTGGCTCTATTTCAATTTCTATTGATGGAATATGAGTTGCGGTCATCGACCCATGTTTGAATTCTGTTACTATTGAACTACTACCATTAGAACAAACATTTTCTATCCATTTTACAATATCTTCTAAATTATAACTATTTTCTAAAGATAACATTGGATGTTTATGCTCTACTTTACTAAACTTACTAACTGGAGTTGCTCCTATAGTACCTTTATTCATATCATATTTTTTATATAAGTTTTGCAATTCTTCATTTAATTTATCATATTCAAAGTCAGATATCAAACTCTCATTGTTATTATAATAAGCGTTTGCATATTTTTCTAAGTCTTTTTCTAATTTATTCATTTTAATTACATCTTTATCTGGTATGTTATAATTCATTTTATCTCCTTCATTTTTAGTTGTACTAAATATTCAATTTTATCTATTGGATTTCTAAATAGAATTCCACCAAATTGCATAATTCCAAATATAAAATGCAATATATCTAAATCAGTTTTATCAAAGTTAATATCAGTTTTAAATATTTCCTTAAGTTCAATTTCATTAATCCAATTAAATGAACCAAATACATATTCATTAAATATAGAATCATATAATTTTGCCTGTTTAGTTGGAAAATCTTTAAAATGATCATATTTTATTGCATTCTTAATATATGTAAGATAATCACTATACTCTATACATTTAATAGTATTATTACCATTCACACATTCAGAGTCAGTAAATTCTAGCATAAAGTTCTTGAACATCATCAAAGTGTGACATATATTCATATATGCAGTTAAGAACTCATCTCTATAGTTATTTAACATGTGCACTAAGAAATCCCCAACTTGTAACTCATTAATATTTGATTTATGTATATATAATAATATATTAAGCATATAACTGCTTATAAATACTGTAGTCATATAATATACATTATATTTCTTAGCAGTAGCTTCATCATACATAAAATCATACATTAAATCTCTGTATAATCTATATTTTACTAACATAGCATCATAATCTTCACTATGAGTATAACGAGTTATAAGTCCAAGACTAGTCCAACTTATAGCTTGATTAAATAATGTTATGAATTCTGTAATCATTTTATAGTTTAATTTATCATTATTTACATTATAGGAATTCAATATATTCTTAAGTTCTGTATCAAATTTAACTTTAATAGCTGATCCTCTAGCACCAATCTTTTTACATATTCTAAATGGTCTAGGTGAGTCTGTCCACACATTATATTGCACAATTTTCATTCTAAATCCCTCCAAGTAATCTAATATCTGACATTTCTAATACTTTTTTATCATCTCTAATAATATTCATATTGTACAGGAAGTTCTCTACTTCATCCATACATTTACACATATTATTATCTTTATCAAATATCTCATTAATCATTAAACTATAATTAGCATCTTGTGATGGTTTAAACTTCATATATCCAAATTCTTTCATTTTTCTATATAATCTAGCTTTATTCATAGTAAGATTATAATTAAATCCTTTGGGACTCAATAATACATTATACAAATGATCTACATAATTATCCATTCTATATACTCTTAAATATTTATTATTATAAGTTTTTAATTGTAATAAACCTTTCATTGCACTTAATATATAACATTGAATCATCATTTCACTATAGAAATATTGATAACCAACCTTTTCTATAACATCTCTTGTAAAATCTTCTGTCTTTCTAGATTTACTATAGTTATATGTATTTATATAATCATTATCTTCTAGACATGCTCTACATATTGCTAATTTTATGTAGTTCATGACTATAGTCTTTTTATCTTTATGTGCTATTTTCTTCTTTAATAATGTGTCCATACGGTTTGAATAAGTTCTCCACTTATCCATAACCATAAAAGTAATATCTTCTGTAGTTCTATCTTCACTAGCTCTAACATAATAACTAGTAATATAAGCTACTTGCTTTAACATACTTCTTAAATCATTTATATTAGTTCTACTAAGTTTATGTATACGATGTACACTTTTATTATATGCTGCTATATCATTCATAACAGTTCTAACTAGCTTATCACCGTAAGTTTGATAAGCATCCTTTAATTCTGGTGTGATTTGTTTATTAAATGCTTCTAATAACATATTCTCAACTCCTTTAA